TTCGAATATCAGAAAACTTAAACCGCTCTATTTCTTCAACAAAAAAACGAGACCCTTCAACTAGATACGAAAGATCGTTTTTACCTAAATACTCTTCTACCTTTCTTTCGGTATTGGCGTAAAAATAAATATGTATACGCTTTCCACTTTCTCCTTTTATGATTACATGGAAAGCCTTTGTCGCCCCCAAAACAATCGCCTGCATAAAATCTTCAGAAAGAGCCTCTCGGTATTTTTTAAGTTGCTCACGTTGCTCTGCTTGGTGTTGCTTATACTCTTCAAGCTGTTTATCGCTCGCCCATGTGTAATCCGTTTTTGGCTCTTCCCATACTGGCAATTTAAAAGGGTCTCTTTGTCTTTCGCTTGGCTCTTCATGGTCAAGACTTAGAAGCTCTACTTGCTCCATAATTTCGTCGTATTGCTCATTGCCTAAGCGGATTTCAGTATTGTTAAAAAGCGTGACAACAAAGCATTTATAGTAACTGCTATAGTGGGCAGTTAAGATTTGGTCGCTGTTGATTAGTAGTTTTCTATCCTCTTCAGTGTAGTAAATGAGTGGCATATAAAATCCTTTCTTTTTAGAATGCACTAATTCTATTTTACCACTCTTTACCTATTGACGTAAGCACCTAAATGTGTCATCATGCAAGTGTGTAGTAACTCTAATGTGGGGAGGGGTCGCATGAAATACCAACAGGTGGCAGTTGATAAGCTTATCCCTTATGCCAACAACGCCCGTACTCACAGCGACGAACAGGTGACGCAGATTGCCTCAAGCATTCGAGAGTTTGGCTTTATTAACCCAATCATCATAGACGATAAAAACAACGTCATCGCAGGACATGGACGCTTGCTAGCCTCTAAAAAACTAGGCTTAAAAGAAGTCCCTACGGTATTGGTTGACCACTTGACGGACACGCAACGCAAAGCATACGTCCTAGCGGATAATCAGCTCGCACTAAACGCAGGGTGGGACGATGAGCTTTTAAAGCTTGAACTAGCACAGCTTGATGACGTGGGGTTTGACTTAGAGTTGTTAGGGTTTGATTTAAAAGCTTTAGATGATGTATTTCAAAATGAAAATGAAGATAAAACAGATCTTTCCGATTCAGAAACAAAGTATCAAATTATTATAAAATGTGAAAATGAAATTGAACAAGAAAATACTTATGAGTATTTGACACAAAAGGGTTATTCATGCCAAGTTTCAACATACTAAAAAAAACAGAATTAAAAAAAAGCTTTAAAACACAATCTGTTTTAGATATGTTTTCAATGGATGATTCAAACTTAAATCAAAACTTTACAGGGAGTATTGATATTGAAGGAAAAGATTGGAACATCGGTTTAATCGTTGGACGTTCAGGGACAGGTAAAACCACAATAGCCAAAGAATGTTTTGGAGATGATATTGTAGTAAACTTACAATATGGTGAAAATGCCATTATTGATGAAATGCCTAAAAATTGTAATGTTCAAAAAATAACCAATATGTTTAGTGCGGTGGGATTCGCAAGTCCACCTAGTTGGTTAAAGCCTTATCATGTTCTTTCTAACGGTGAAAAAATGCGTGTTGATTTAGCAAAGTCTTTGCTTGAAGAAAAACAACGGTTTGCATTTGATGAGTTTACCAGCGTTGTAGATAGAACAGTGGCTCAAACCACGTGTTTAGCTATTTCAAAATCCATTAAACGAGAAAACAAGCAATTTATAGCGATAACGTGTCATCACGATGTAAAAGAATGGCTTGAACCTGATTGGGTTTATGATACCGATCTGAATCAGTTTTTTTTTATGCAGAAAAACCAACTAGAGCAAAAATACACTTCGATGTTTTTCAAATTGAAAAAAAATGGGGGTCTGAAATATGGGAAACCTTTAAAAAGTTTCATTATTTAGACCATAAATTAAACAAAGTGGCAGATATATTTATAGCCGTATATCAAAATCAAATTATAGGATTTTGTGCCATTATGCAAAGTTTTGGATATGTTGGTCAAAAAAGAATACATCGTTTAGTGATTATTCCTGATTTTCAAGGTATTGGAATTGGAACTAAACTATTAAACTTTGTGGCAGACTATTATTCAAAAACGCATAAGATAAATATCACAACAGGGACACCCGCATTATCAAATGCTTTGAAAAAATCGCCATGTTGGATATTAACCTCAAAAGGTATTCAAGCCGGGCATAGAGATAAGTCATTTAAAAAAACACATTCAGCAAATAGACCGACATTTTGTTTTACTTACAAAAAACTAGAGGAGACCGCTAAATGATCGAGAAAAGACCAGTCGGACGACCACGCAAAGATTTAACCGATAAGGAGTGGGAGATGCTCCTCTCTATGCTTCGTATCAACTGCACGCAGGTTGAATGTTGCAGTGTTATGGATATGGATGAGGACACCTTAGAACGCAATATCAAAGAGCGTGGTGGTGTCAATTTTTCGGAGCTATATAAAAGATATTCAGGGCAAGGTAAAACTTCCCTCCGTCGTATGCAGTACACGTCAGCAGAGGCTGGCAACGTCACAATGCAGATATGGCTAGGTAAACAATGGCTAGGTCAAACCGACAAAAACGAGATCAAGCAAGAAACCACTCACATGGTTAATGAAGCCCTTGTCGAGCAAATTAAAAACATGGACTTTGACAACATCATCGCACTAGGCAAGGGACTTGATAAGCTGGAGGGTCAATAATGCCGATTCGTGACGACGTTCTGTTTAGTCGATTGGTAGGCTCCTTAAGCCATTTAAGCCTTTGTGTGCAGACAGGCACAGAGCTTGACAACCCCACAATCAAACGGATTCACGAAGTGGTCAATCATGTGTGTATGCCTAGCGGATTCGTAGGGCAAAACGAGGACTATTTCAAAGAAACCATCAATCTGCTACTGGAATACATTGAAACCCTTGAACGTCCCCATGCTCTCATCAAGCAGGGCAAGGCATCCCCAGCGATTCAAAGGGCATTCATTCAGGGGGAATTGAGGGCAAAGGGCATAAGCCTATTGGCTCCCACGACACGCATCATGGCGTGTTATGATGACAACAAAGCGTTAAAGTATTACTCACTTAGCAAAGGGGCTTAGTATGATAGGTTTAAAGCAGAAATTGCTTAAAGGTGTTTATGTTACAGGCGAAAATGACTGGTACGAAGTGGGGTCAAAACTCCCTACCTTTACACCGTTTCATAAGTTTAGAATCCTTGAGAAAAGGGGTTTGATTTCAGAGGCTCCACTTGACGAATCAATCGGTGACGAAACCACACCACTTGATGATGAAGTCGTAGAGACAGCCCTAGAAACGCCTACAATCGACGAAACACCTAAGCCCCAAGCCAAAGGTAAGAAGAAATGAGCTACACAGGCACGCCCTCCAGTTCAGCAAAGGACTTGCTCCGATTCTTGCTACAAGACACCGTAAGCCCTTACTTATTCAGCAATGAGGAGCTTACGGACTCTTACGCTTTGCAAGGCTCCGATATGGCTAAAACCCTTTCCATGCTTTGCACTGCCTTAGTTGCTAAATCGGCAGGCAAGCCACAGGATGAAGCTGTTGAAGGGCTTAGTGTCACATGGGGGAATATGGGGGCAAAATACGAAGCTCTTAAGCGTTCATTCGCCGAAATGAGCCAAGCAGGCACGCTCCCCACTTATGACGGCACAACTGGCACGACGGCATCAAGCACGATGACGATGATCGTGAGCGATGCCACTTACCCATGGCAGGGCTTGCCACAATGAAGAAAGCCGTCGCCTCTTTGCTTGCACGATTCGGCACGGCTTGCACGGTGTCAGAAGTGGCAACAACCACACGCAATGCCACGACTGGAGCAGTCACAACCACGACCACGACACACACAGGCAAGGCTTACCGTCAAGTGGCAATGAAGGACACCAACGGATTAAATCCAAGCGTTAGTGCCGTGTTGATTGTTCAATTGACGGATGATTACGTCATCAAGCCAAAAGACTTAATTACTCACAATGGCTACACGAATCAGCAGGTGCTACAGGTTCACACGGTCAGCCCAGCGGAAGGGCTGGCTTATCAGAAGATAGGGGTATAAATGGCAAGCGTTCAAGCGTTACGCCTCGCACATGATGAAGCCTTGCGTCGCTTATGCAAAGGCTCCCTTTACTTCTTTGTAAAGACATTTTGGCACGTCGTGGTTCAACAAGGGGAGTTCGTGGAGAACTGGCACATTGAGGCGATATGCGATCACTTGCAAGCCTTAGCAGAGGGCAGGCTAGAGCGTAACCGCTTGATGATATTCCTCCCCCCACGACACGCAAAGAGTATCATCGTAAACGTGTTCATGCCTGCGTGGGACTGGACGGTGCGACCTCATCGGCGGTTTGTGTCAGCATCCGCAAAAGACAATCTTTCAACAAGGGATGCGGTGAAGGCAAGAAACTTGATTGCCTCCCCCTTCTACCAGCGTTTATTTGGCGACGTGTGCAAGCCCCATGCGACACGGTGGGGGTCGAGCTATTATCAGAATGAGCAAGGGGGGAGTCGCCTTCCCATTACCACGTCAGGCGGTACAGGTCAGGATGCGGATTTCCTTTTGTGTGACGATCCGCTAGAGGCACAGGACGCACGAAGCCAAGTAAAGCGTGATTCCTGTTTTTTTTGGTATGACTCCACCTTCACCACAAGGGGAACAAAAGCCGAAAAGACCCCCTTAGTGTTGGTTCATCAACGGCTACACGAAGACGACATCGCAGGGCGTATCTTAGCAGATGAAGCCTACGCACGCCATTATGATGTGCTTTGCTTCCCCGCCTTGTATGACTCGAATCACCCTATTAAGACAGTCTCATCGCTAGGTTTTCAAGACCCACGCACACAGGAGGGGGAACTGTTATGGGAGGCACGTTTTGGTGAAGTATGGGTGCAACAGGAAAAGGCAAAAGGGGCGAGGCACTACAACAGCCAATTACAACAGCGTCCAAGCGTTGCAGACGGCGAAATCTTCAAAGAGGAGATGTTCCCTATTGTGGATGAGAACGTCAACGCCATTATTAATGGTGCGACAGAGGTATTGCTTTCGGTAGATGCCACGTTTAGCGATTCGGAGCTTTCCGACTGCGTGGCGATTATCGTATTTGCACGGTACAAGGGCGAGTGGTATTGCGTCAATGGCATCAACAAGCAAATGGACTTCTTAGCAACCCTAGCGAGCATCAAGCAGATGATGAACGAGTACCGCCCTCATTCGCTTATAATTGAAAAGAAAGCCAACGGTGACGCTATCATAAGGGTATTACGTCAGCATGGTATCGACAACGTGCTTGCCATAACGCCGAAAGAGTCCAAAGAGGCAAGGGCAGAAGCCTCTACAATTTACCTTAATCAAGGGAGCGTCAAGTTTTTAGACAATCCCTTTACGGATTCTTTAATCGACCAAGCCATTGCCTTTCCAAATCGCAAGGATGACGACATGGTGGACGCCTTAACACAGTTCATCAATGCTAAACTAAATCGTAGACAGTCCGACGTCCAAGGCATAAGCATAGGATTCTAAAATGGCAAAAAATAAAAAGTACCGCAAGCAAACACAGGCAACGCCTCAAAACATTCAAACGGCATCAACCTATTTGCCTTGGGGGCTATGGGGTACAGAAGCCACGACGCAGATCAACAACCCTACAGATGCGAGGGGTTGGATTCAGCGTTACTACGATATGCTAGAAACCGACACGATAACGAGAGCCTTTTCAACCGTCTTGCAGTTGCTTTTAACGAGTCTCACGTTTGAGATTAAGTCCAACGACGAAGACGACGGCGACGGCTTCCACGAGATCGCCGAGCAGATGTTTACCGATTGGGCTGGTGGCGACTTTAAGGACTTCCTGCGAAACTATGTGTCGACGTTCCTTTATGGCTTTTCCCTGTTTGAAATGGTTTTGCGAAAAGGCGAAACAGGCTACGAGGTGGACGATCTATGCTTTCACCCTCAACGGTATTTAACCGCCAAGTTTAAGGATTCTTACACGCTTGAAGGTTTTGATTCACTCCTCACGCAAGAAACGATCCAGCTATCGCAATCCGTCTATGCCAAAGGTATTGGCAACTACAACAATTCCGCTTATGGGGAGTCATTGCTTAAATCGGCTTACTTCCACTTTAAAAACAAGTGTTTCTATTTGACCAAAGAAAACCGTCAAGTGCAGGTCAACTTGGAAGGCGTGCCGATTTTTACCTTTGACAACACTAAAAAAAACAAGGATAACATTGAAGCAGACAAAGCACGGCTTATGGCAGAAGCTAACCGCTACAAAGCAGGATTGGTAACTGGCTTAATTATGGGATCTGCTCCGCATACCGACGACGAGGGCAGGATGTCAAACATCAAACGTGAGGACGTTCGTCTAATGAGCGTTGAAGGATCTAAGTTCATCGACACCAACACTTTAATCAACCGTGAAGAGAACAGCATCGCAAGGGCGTTGATGGCTGGCTTCCTTGTCATGGTGGGGCAGGATTCAGGAAGCTATGCCCTAAGCAAGGACACCACGTCGATGTTCAAGCTCCTTGTCGAAGGCATTGCTCAACATCTTTGCGACACGTTCAACCACCAAGTCATAAAGCCGTTGTGGGTGCTAAATGGACAGCCTTTTGAATACTTGCCCGAACTCACTTACGACAGCGTGGACTTGACGCTGGACGGCATGGCGACGTTCATTAACGCTTTAAGCGGTGCAGGTATCGTGCTAACGGAAAGCCAAGAAGACTACCTCTTTGAATACGGCGGATTGCCTAAGCCCGAAGCCGAAGAGCGGTTGAAGATGCAGGAGGACGCTTTAATGATGAATCCGATGATAGGCACGCCTAAGCCCCCTTTAGATGACGAGCTGGCAGATGATACCGAGTGAAGCAAGCTTGCAAGCCAAGCGTCAGCAACTTATCGCCATAGCCGAGAGTAAAGAGTTCTACCTAGCGAATGAGTGGCTTCTTGCCATACAGCAGGTCAAGGACTTAATGACGCTTGACGCATTAACGGTGGCGGTAATGAACAACGACGTGTATGCCATACAGCGAGCGTTTAGCCCCGAAGTCGTGCAGTTGAGACTCAAGGGCTTTAAGGATGCAATGACAAACCACTACGCCACGTCAGGCGTGCAGATTGCGAAGAATATAACCGTTTCAGGCGTTTACTTCAACCAAGTAAACCCACGGCTTGCAGGCATCGTGAACAACTGGACGAACACGCTCATCACCAACGAGACACAAGCCACGATTCAGGGCATAGGAGCCGAGCTTTCTAAGGCGACACTAAGGGGGGTGAATCCACTCCAAAGTGCTAGGGCAATCAGAGGAAGCATCGGCTTAACACCTCAACAGGTGAAGGCGGTACAGAACTATGAAGCCAAACTAAGAGCTGGTGAATCCGTAACCAGCTACAAGCTTCGAGATAAACGCTTAACAAAGAAGGTACTCAAAGAGGACGACATCATTAAGCGTGTGGAGCGGTACAGGCAAAAGCAACTTAAGTATCGGGCGGAAACAATCGCACGCACAGAAGCCCTACGAATGACGAATATGGCGAATCAACACATCTATGACAACGCCATTGAAGAGGGGAGCATTGGGGCGAATGATTACCGCAAGTATTGGGTGCCACGTCGTGACAACAAAACAAGGGATGCACATTTAACCTTGCCTAGCATGAATAGAGAAGGGCGAGCCATTAACGAACCGTTTATTAGCACATTAGGGCGGATTATGTATCCTCACGACCCCACGGCATCGGCAGGGAATACCATAAACTGTAGATGCGTAATTATCTACGCCTTGCAAACATCCGCCTTTGTGTAAAAAGAGGTAAGGAATGGGCTTTAATTTAAAAACAATCAAACAGCACTTTAAAGAAAAAGGTGTTTTTTATACAGAAACCGCTTTGGCGGAATTAATAAAAAGCTATTTACCAAGTGAGGTTAAGGAAGTTTATGATCCCACTTGTGGCGACGGCGGACTACTTTCTGTATTTGATGAAGACGTCGCAAAGTATGGACAAGAATTAGATGCAGACCAATTGAAAAACGCCGATCAGAGACTTGTTAATTTCAAAGGCATATCAGGCGACACTTTAAAAAACCCCGCATTTATGGACAAACGTTTTAAGGCAATCGTGGCAAATCCACCATTTTCAACAAAATGGGAGCCGCCATTACCTGTAATGCAAGACCCTAGATTTTCCACACTGCCATGCTTCCCACCTCCATCCAAAGCGGATTATGCTTTCATTGCTCATTGTCTTCATTTGCTGGATGAACAAGGAATGGCGGTAATCCTTTGCTTCCCTGGTATTTTATACAGAGGCAATAAAGAAGGAGAAATCAGGAACTGGCTCATTCAAAAAGGATTCATCAGAAAAGTTATCAGAATACCTTCAAAACATTTTACAGATACCAATATAGAAACAGCACTTATCATTCTTCAAAAAAACAACCCTTCAACTAGTATCACTTTTGAAGATTTAGTTTTAAATAAAAAAGCAACAATCCCAATAGAGGAAATTTTAAAGAATAACGGACTGCTTTCTGTAAGTGCTTACATTCAACCAGATTCAAAGCAAGAAAAAACCATTAACCCATTAGAGTTAAATAATCTAGCAAGAAAGCAGATGATAAAAAAGCTAGAGTGTGATTTACAGAAAGATGAGTGGGTATGCAAGCTTGAAGATTTTGATCATATTTCATATTGCAAAGAATTGATTAGAGTTATTGAGGAACATATAGAGCTTTGTAGGTGACCAACAAAAGCATTTGAAAAAATGTTATGTTGAAGACGGAGGTTTTCAGCATGGATTTTGTACTTGATTTAGAAACCAAACTATCCGCCGACAAACGCAAGGTTTACGGCTGGGGAAACGTGGCAACCAAGAATGGAATGCCTGTTATTGACCAAAAAGGGAATCACATCCCAATTAACGTATTAGACACCGCCGTTAAGTCTTTCATGGCTGGCGGTGGTCGTGTCAACTTCAACCACGAAGGCATGAATAACCCACAGCGTGGGGTGGTGTCGCAGTCTTTCGTCCTTAAAAGCGAAATGGCACAAGCTCTAGGATTGCAAGCCGACCGTGAAGGGTGGGCGGTTGAAATTGACGTACAAGATAATGACGCTTGGCAAGTGGTGCAAAGTGGACTCATTAAAGGATTGTCACTAGGGGGAACAAGTAAAATCCTTACTGGTGAGGAAGAGATTAAACGCTTAAGCAAGGATCCAAACGCTCCTTTTGAGGACGTGCGACTGGTGACTGAATTGAGCATCCAAGAACTAAGCCTTGTATTCGCTCCTGCGAATCAGTTTAGTGACGTTACCCTAGTTCTGAATAAGGAGGAACCTATGAATCAGGACGAGCAAAACAAACGGCTGGAGGAATTGCAAAAGCAAGTCACCCAGCTTTCGAGTGACAAGCAGGAGCTGGAACTAAAGCTTTCTGCTTACGAGTCCCCAAAGGTGGAGATGACGGCTGAATTGGCATTGTCTCAATTGCAAGGCGACGCTCAAGCGGTACTCAAGCAGGCTTTAGCACAGGCAGAGGAAGCGAAAGCAACCCTTGCCAAGCATGAGCAGGCTTTGGCATTGTCGAACGCTAAAGAAGAGATTGCTTTTCTTGGTGGTGAAGATGACGCTCAAACCGCTATCGCATTGGGCTTGCTTCAAGCAGGCGAGCATCGTAAAGCCATTGTGCTTGCGATGAAAGGGCTTGCGGATAAAGTGGAGTCCGTACAAGAAGCCGTTGCTTTGAAGCTTGGCAAGATGTCGAAGGCTTTCAAAGACAAGGAAGACGGCGATACTGTTTCAGGTACTAAGGTTGACGAGACAACCAAGGCGTTGATCGAGCAGAATAAGAAAAGAGGGCTTAAATAATGACAGTTTCTTCTTACACAGGCGTTAAAGACGTCGAATCCTTCACCACGGGTGGAGCAATTACGAGCGACAAGCAAGGCTTGTTTTTGGTAGCAAGTGGCACTGGAACGGTTGCAGTCAACACCACAGCTAAAGGCTATTGTGTGGGTGTATTCGCCCCTCAAAACGACGTAACGAGTGGCGGTCAATGTGCCGTTATTGTCGGCGGTCGTGTGGACGTTCAAGCAGGCGGAACAATTGTTAAAGGGGGCTTGGTTGCCTCTAATAACGCTGGTAAAGCCGTGGCGTTTGCAGATGGTTACGCCCTAGGTCGTGCATTGTCTGCTGGCACAAGCGGCGGAATTGTGACGGTTCAATTATTGACCGCCTACGTCCCTGCTTCTTAGCATTAAACCTGTTTTACTATAACTAAAAGGAGGCTTAAAAAATGCCTTTTGATCCCCAGTACAACACAAACCCCCTGTTGTCGCAGTACACCGCACAACACGAGCTGGTTGTAGATTCCCTTTCCTTTATGCGAAAGGTTCCCATGATTGAGACGATGACGGACACGGTTAAACTTGCAAAGCAAGACTTGACAGAATTACGCCGTGTTGCATTTGGTACTAAAGCCTTTGGTGTAGACATCAAAACCACTGGCATTAGCAAAGATTACATCAATTTCAACTTAGAATCTTATTCGGACTCTAAGGGTATTTCAGGCATCGCCTTTAACACCATGAATGACGAAGGTTTTGCCTTGAGCCAACAACGCTTAGGTGTTCGTGTAGCCACGGCGGTTGCGGTGAATATGTTGAAAGACTTACAAACCACGATCCTAACGGCTAGCTCTTACGCTGTCACCAACGCCACAATGAACATTTCCGCCCCTGCGACGGATAACGACGTTATCGGCAAAGTGATTGATGCAAAGAAAGCGATTCATCTTCAGTGTGGATTGAAGCCCAACACGGTCATTATGACAGGTGACGTGTTTTATCAAATGCTCAAACAGGATGAGTTGAAATCCTTGTTTGCAGGCGGTAACACAGGCGTTCAAGGTGAAATCGACGAACAGTGGATTGCTAAGGCTTTGGGCTTACCCAACGTCATCATCCTTGACGGAGCCACCAACACCGCAGGAGCAAACGCCACGGCTTCAAACGCCTTCTTGTCAACAGGCTTCTTGCTTGTTTGCTACTTGAACCCCTTGGTTTCATTAGGTGGTGAAGAGGCTTCCTTCTTGGCTGGGGCTTACAACACGATCCCTAACGGATTAAATGTTAACGGCTCTATTCGTTCAATGGCAGGGGTCGCTCCTTTCCCAATTCGTTTAGCGGATAACTTCGACGCCTTTAAAACAGGACACGGTGAGTACAAAGTGGCTGGTGAAGCCATTGCGGACTTCAAAATCATGTACCCCGAGCTGGGCTACTTGTTTACCGTCACGGTTTAGCAGTGAATAAGGCAAGAATAAAGGGGTGTGGATACATTCACGCCCCCTTGTCTATGGAGGCAGTATGGCAGGACGCAATCAGAACTTTAGCATCGACTTCGACAAAGCCGTTGACGTGGCGATGAAAGACGCAGAAGCTATTTATTCACTAGGGGCGGACATGATGTTTAATAGCATTATTGTGGGGAAAGATGCCCCTGATACGGTGGTTTCACACAGTGGAACACCAGTTGACACAGGCTTTGCTCGTGCGTCGTGGTGGAAGGCTATCGGCGGTGTGGGGTCGCATCCAAACCAGCCCGCAAAAGGCGAGACTGTATCGGCTCCATTGCATCCACTTGGCAAACTCAAGTTTTCCGACAAGGCATATCTTGCCAACAACGCCCCTTACATTTTGGCGTTGGAATACGGACACTCTAAACAAGCAGGCGACGGCATGATCCGCATTACACTTGAGGAAGCCCCTAGGTTTTGGGAGCTTGCCAAGAAACGCCTAGCGACAGCGAGGGCTAACCGATGAACGCTTACAACGCTTTAGAGCTTGCCCTTCACCAACGGCTTGAAACGGTGGTAACGACCGATTTAATCAAGTACCCAAACATCATTTACGACGACAGCCAAGAAACGGCAATATGGGTGCGTCCGTCCCTGCTTTACGGCTCCGCCGAATCGGCAACATTGGGACGTGATGGCTTAAACTTCGTACGTGGCGTGTATCAAGTCAGCATCTTCACCGCACGGAATACAGGCACAAAACCTAGCAACGATTACGCAAAGCTTATACTAGATGCCTTCCCGAAGGGTGACCGCCTTACATTTACAGGCGGTGTTATAATGATAAATGTAGGCTATCAGTCGACAAATCTTTTAGAAGAACAATTTTTACACACGCCTGTGACGATACCGTTCACGGCACACATGGAGGTTTAATCAATGCCATTCGCTCAAGGTTCACGTTTTGATGTAGGGATGCAAGCCGAAGCAACATACGGCGTGGCTCCTGCCAGCCCTGCTTTAATCGCCTATCCTGTCACCAGCTTTGCGGTAAACCCGACAAAAACGCTTTTAACGTCCGAATCCTTTAATGCTCTTGGTCAGCGTAACTTCCAACGACACGGCAATTTGTCAGTGGCTGGGGATATTGGCTTTGAGTTCGCCGATTCTGATTTCGACACATTTCTTGAAGGCGTGATGCACTCCACATTTTCCGCTGGCGTATTGAAGCACGGCACAGGCATTCGCTCCTATCACATTGAGGGGCGACAAAATGACAACACGGATTATAGCCTTGTCAAAGGGGCTATCTTCAATCAATTGACATTAAATATGTCTTTGGATGCCCTTGTGGCTGGTACGGCTTCGATTGTGGCTCGTGACCAAGTGGATAGCGGAACATCATTTGATGCCACAATGACGGCATCGTCTAACACACCCCCTTTTGCAGGGCATGAAGTGACGGTCAGCTGGAAAGGCTCCGCTTACAAGGCAAGCAGTGCGTCGTTGACGATTAACAATAACTTTGAACCCAACCCTGTACTTGGGTCAAAACTAGCCGATTCCTTCTCAAAGGGTTTCATTGACGTAACAGGCTCTTTGGAGTTGTATGTTCAAGACATTACTGTATCGACGGATTTCTTGGATGAAGTCGAAGACGATTTAAGTATCGTCATTTCAGACGGCACGAATACTTACACCTTCTTAATGCCAAAGGTTAAATTATCTAGTGCGGAAAAGAATCCAGCAGGGCAAGGCTCAATCATCATTACGGCTGGGTTCAGTGCCACTTATGATTCAGGGGAAGCG